TGCTGTTACTGGTGAAGCGTTAACTGGTTCTATTTTACCTCCCGTACCTTTTAGATTTAAAGCGACGAGAGGGGCAGTTTCAAAAGATAGTTCGCCTACTTTTACCGGGGCACCAGGTGTATTAGAATTAGCTGATAATAGATTTTTCTGGGGCATTAAAATGGAAACATTGCCGCTAACAGGAACTATTGGTGATGCAATTTTACAATCAAATGCCTCTTCTACAAAGAACCCACTAATAGAAAGTTATGGTAAGTTTTTAGGATTACAAAAGTTAGACAGTCTTTTAACCGGTTCTGGTGCAGATAGATTTAATAATAATAAGTTTAGTTTATCAAAAGTAGCGCTATATAACAAAATTGATGTAACTTCTACAATTGAACTTTCAATAGAGTCTGAAGTAACAGGTACAGCTGATGTACATATGAAAGATGCAGCATATTTAAGAAACGGTGTTTTAGAAACTAAAAACTATACAATCTTAGATGATGGTTCAGCACCTAGACAACGTATTACATTTGCTACACTAGCTGCTGCTAGAAATGCAAAATATTTTAATAGATTTACAGACTATGCTAAGTTTACAAATATTCTATACGGCGGATTTGATGGTTTAAATATTCTTGACAAAGATAATCGATTAATGAATGACAAAGCCTCATCTGTTGATGGAACTGGCAAAGCTAATGTTTCAAATGGAACGTTCACACATCAAAACTTACATGTTGATGCTAGTGCAGGTTCTGGTAAAGATAACAACATTGTTAATTCTTATAGAACAGCAGCACGAATTATAACAGATCCTCTTGCAACGAGAGTAAATATCGTAGCAATTCCTGGAATTAGAGATGCTTTTGTTACAGACTTTACATCAGATCTAACACGTGATTATAGTAAGGCAATATATCTAATGGATATTCCAGCATATGACGATAATGGCGATAGAATATATTCAAAAACTGTGAGACCAAGTGTTCAAGAAACTGTTGAAACTTTTGAGGCACGTGCTATTGATAATAGCTATGTTGCAACTTATTTTCCAGATATGATATTTGCTGATGATACTAACAATACAGCAGTATCTCTACCCGCATCAATTGCAGCACTAACAGCACTAGGATACAATGATTCAGTAGCTTATCCTTGGTTTGCACCTGCAGGTTTTAATAGAGGTGCGTTAACTAATGTTTTAAATTCTGAAGTTCGACTCAATGCAGGCGACAGAAATATATTATATGAAGCAAAAATCAATCCAATTGCAAACTTTCCAAACGGTGGCTTTGTTATATTTGGTCAAAAGACGCTTCAACAAGATCGATCTGCACTTGATAGAGTAAATGTTAGAAGAATGTTGTTGGAAGTTAAAAGAATAGTTTCTGATATTGCAAATCATTTAATATTTGAGCAAAACACACCACAGACTCGTGCGCGATTTGTAGCGCAGGTAACACCACAACTAGCAACAATCCAAACACAACAAGGGATTGATCAATTCAAGATAGTTATGGATACTTCTAATAATTCATCAGAAGATATTGAACAAAATCGTTTAAACGGACGAATTGTTTTAGTTCCGACTCGAGCGGTAGAATTTATTGCAGTTGATTTCATTATTACGAATTCAGGTGTAAGTTTCGAATAATTAAGATAAATGGAGAAATTTTATGGCAGAAATAACATTTAAGTCAGCAGGAGTCAAAACCAGAGAAATAGACTTGTCGCAACCTTCACGGACAGGACCTGTCGGTATTCCCGCAGGTATAATTGGTACTTCTTTAGAGGGCCCTGCGTTTGTGCCATTAACATTTGGAAATTACAATGACTTTATCACAACTTTTGGTGCATCTGACGGTGAAAAATTTGGACCAATCGCTGTAAGTCAATGGCTTTCAAATGCACAGGCAGTTACATATATGCGAGTTTTAGGCGCTGGTAACGGACTTCAAAGAGACTCATCAACTGGTAAGGTTACAAATGCCGGATTTACAGTCGGTAATAGAATTGTACAAGAAAACGGTTTAATCGGTAACAATGCATATGCAAATGCCGGTGTGGGCGAGACTGGAGGTAGAACATATTTCTTAGGCTGCTTTATGTCTGAGTCTGCTGGCAGCACAATATTCAGTGAAGCTGGTATTCAACATGCAAGTGCTTTTGCTGATGCGAAAATCTTTATTAAAGACTTTGCAACTGGTAGTATGACTATAACTGATACAGTAGGTACTCAAAAAATATATCATTTTCATACTGGTACTAATGCAGCTACGATTGCTGCAGCAGGAGTTGCAGCAACATTACCGGGCGTATTGGTAAAAGCAGATGTTGCAGTAACAAATAGTGGATCTATTGCAGATAACTTTATTGCATGCTTAGCTGATGCTGATGGTCATAGCGGAACGATTACTGGGGTTAAAACAGCACCAGGCAGCGACGATGGAATTCTTGTAACAATTACGCAAAAATATTTTGGTAGATTTGGTAATAGAGGTATTACTTACGCGCTTGGAAATTCAACAACACCAGCGAGTGTTGCCTCTGGTGTGACAAGTAGACTACCCTTACTAAATGCAGATTCTACATTTGGATCAGGCTCGGGTGGTTCTGTACCTATTCTTAGAGGCGTACTTCTTGCAACAAGTGGAGTTATTCTTCATTTAAGCGGTAATTCTGCAGCAAATGGTAGTGATGCACCTGTTAAAACAAATACAGCAACCGGTGTTAATAACGCAATTTCAGGTCAAGAAGGCTCAATTACGGGATCACTAAACATAGCAACACAAGATTTTGTTATGTTAATGAATGGATATAGTAATCCTGATACTGGAAAAAATACACACATAACAGCTTCTTTTGATATGACATCACCGAACTATTTTGCAAACGTATTTAATACAAATCCATACAAAATTGAAGAAGAAGGTCACCTACTCTACGGTCATTATGACATATATCCTGACTTAGCTGCTGTTACTGGTAGTGGTGCTATTGCACTCGGACAATATTCTAGCGGTAATGATAATGATATCCAAGAAGACATTGCCTTACTACTGACTTCATCTGTAGGTAGAGGTTCATTAGTAACAAACAAACCAGTATATGAAGATTTCGAAGACAGATTCTCACATGCAAAAACACCTTTCATTATATCACAGGCATTTGGTTCATCGCCAAAAGATCTATTTAGACTTCACATGTTATCTGCTGGCGCTGGAGTTTCTGATAAATTCAAATTTTCAATTGAAAATATAAGAAAGGCATCTAGTTCTGCTAACGATTACGGTACTTTTGATTTAATTGTTCGTAGTTTTGATGATACAGATGAAAATCCAAAAACACTAGAATCTTTTCGAGGCATAAGTTTAAACCCATCTTCAGACAGATATATCGGCAGAATTATTGGAGATCAACACATTTTTTACAACTTTGATGTTGCTGACGCAAGCCAAAAACTAATTGTTGACGGTAATCATCCAGTTAGATCAAGATACATTCGTGTAGAGCTTTCGGATGATGTTGCAAACGGTAACGTTGATATATCTTCTTTGCCTATGGGTTTTAGAGGCCCAAATCACCTTGTAACTAGTGGTTCATTGCTTTCAAACGATCCAAATATTGTGTATGCTTCGATATCTGATGTACAATCAATTATAGAACCACCTATACCTTATCGTAAAACAGTCGCAATAGGCACAGGACTAAGTAAGAAATCAGACGGTCGTTTTTACTGGGGTATTAATACAGTTCGCCAAACTAGTGCAACACAACCTAACTTATCAAGCTTATTTGATAAATCTTTTAACACATTTACAAAACATTTCCCGGAACATAGAAAAGATTATCCTAACTTTTCTGTTGGTAACAATAATGGTATCGCTGATGTACTTGGTACAGTTTTAGATAGTGATAGATTTAACAATAACAAATTCACATTAGAGAATATTTCAGTAAGAACAGGCTCAGATGCAGTAGCTGACCCGGAATATTGGTTAAGCGCTTCTTACGTTAGAAATGGAAATATTGCTGTTAACACAACAAATAAAACAAGAGCTTTTTCAGTTAACGACTTAGATAAAGTTTCTAACATAAAGTTTGCTAAGTTTACATTTATGGCACAAGGCGGCTTTGATGGCATTAATATCTTCGATGAAGAAAAATCAAAATTAACAAATACAGCTGTTAAAAGAGAAATGGATGATGCATCATCAGCAGACACATCTGATAATACAGTCTCAGCTTACAGAAAAGCTATTAGTATTATGAATTCTAAAACTGATGTTGATATTCAAGTTTTAGCAACACCAGGTCTTCGACATGCTTCAATTACAGATTTTGCAATTCAAAAAATAGAAAATAGATTTGATGCAATTTACATTATGGAGATTGAAGAAAGAGATCAGGTTAATACAGTTATTACTTCTTCTGTTCAAAAACCGCATGTCTCAAATACAGTTACTTCTTTTAAGAATAGAGCTTTAAATAGTTCTTTTGCAGCTGCATACTTTCCAGATGTTATAGTTACAGACCCTAATACTAACACACTAGTCCAGGTACCACCTTCAGTTGCAGTGCTTGGTGCTTATTCGTTAAATGATAAAGTTGCTCATCCATGGTTTGCTCCAGCTGGCTTTGCTAGAGGTGCATTGAATAGCGTAGAGATTGCATCTGTTAGACTTAATAGAACAAATTTAGATGACCTATATGAAGCAGATATAAATCCAATCACAGCCTTCCCTGGGACAGGTGTAACGATATGGGGACAAAAGACATTACAAGCTGCTAATTCTGCACTTGATAGAATTAATGTAAGAAGACTCTTAATTAACATTCGTCGAAAAGTTAGAAATGTTGCAAATTCATTATTGTTTGAACCTAACAGAGTAGAGACTTTAGAGAAGTTCACAGCTTTAGTTAACCCAATCTTGCAAAAAGTTCAAGAACAAAGTGGTATTGTGAGATATAAAGCAATAATTGATACGTCAACAACAACACAAGCAGACGTTGAAAATAATACAATTCGTGGTAAAATATTCATACAACCCACACGTTCAGTTGAGTTTGTAGCACTAGATTTTGTAGTAACAAATGCAGGTTCAAATATTTAGTGAATAGATATATAATATAGATTAAAATAGATTAAGGAGAAAAAAATGGCAGAAACACTTTCAGTCACCGATATGTTACCAAATAAATTTGAGCCTAAAAGAGATTATAGGTGGGTCCTAGCAATAGAAGGAATCGACTCTTTTCTTGTTAATGCAACAAAGCGGCCCTCAATAATAATAGGTAACTCACAAATAAAATTCATCAATAGCTATAGACAAATATCAAATGGAAAAGGTGTTTTTGGATCCATTTCAGTAGAACTACATGACCCTATTGCGCCATCTGGTGCACAACAAGTCATGGAATGGATTAGAACACATTATGAATCTGTTTCTGGTAGAGCAGGATATACAGATTTTTTAAAGAGAGATCTTCAATTGAAAATGTTAGATCCAATTGGTACAGTAATTGAACTTTGGGATATTAAAGGAGCTTTAATCACTAGTGCTGATTTTGGCGGTTTAGGGTACGATAATGACGGTATCATGAAGATTGCCCTTACTTTGGAAGTTGATAATTGCGTATTGCAATTTTAATTTTTCATATATTATATTTGTTTACATAATAGAAAGGCTTCTGTACAATAATACAGGAGCTTTTTTATTATGGAGAACAGTAAATGAATGAAGGAATGCCGACAAGCAATGTCATGAAAGATGAATTTGGATGGGAGGTACCTGTTGAAAGTGTACCACTACCATCACGTGGAGTAATATACTCTCCTGATAGCTTAATTTACAATACAGAAACATTGCAAATCAAAGCTATGACTGCGAGAGAAGAAGATATTTTATCCAGTCAAGCATATATAAAAGAAAATTCAGTAGTTGAAAATCTAATTGTTTCTTGTCTTATGGAAAAATCAATTGATGTTAATGATTTAATCATTGGTGACAGAAATGCTTTGATGGTATCAATACGAATTACTGGATATGGCACTGATTATAAAATAAAACACTCTTGTGAAAGTTGCAGTCATAGCAATGAAGTGGTTGTTGATCTGTCAAAACTTGGAATTAAGCGTTTAGTTGAAGAGCCTTTAGCACCAGGCAAGAATATATTTCAATATCAACTTCCTGTAACTAAAAAAAATATACATTATAAATTTCTAAATGGTCATAATCAAAAAGAAATAGCTTTGATTCAGCAACGATTAAAAAAGTCAGGGATTGTATATGATAATACTGTTACAAATTATCTGGAGAACACAATTGTATCAATTGATGGGATAACTGATAAAAATAAAATTAAGCATTTTATAATGAATATGCCAGCTTTAGATAGTAGAAAACTAAGACAGCATATGCGAGAAGCAGAACCAGGAATAGATATGAAGTGGAAATATGACTGTAATAGTTGTAATCATAATAATAACATCCAATTACCAATAACTTCAGAATTTTTTTGGCCCAGTACATAGTTGGAGGGTCAGCTTCTTAGAAGAAGCTTTCGTGCTCCAGCTACACCTCAATATGTCTTACTCAGAGGTGCATAGGTTACCAATTCGTTATCGAAGATGGTATCTTCGCAGACTTGCGAAACATTTTGATGATAAAAATAAAGCATACGAAGAGTCAAAAAATAAAAACAGTAGTCCTAGTAGACAAGAAAATTCATTAGAAAAATTATCTCAGTTTGAATCTCAAATAAAAAGTAAGTTCTAATAATAGATATTTATATAAAAGCGAGATAGATTATGACACCAGAAGATCAGATTGCACTAACAACAGCAATCGAAAATGCTATCCATTCAGGGTTTGCATCAATAGACACTTCAACACTTCGCCCGTCTGGCGATATTCCACCACCACCGTACAGTGAACGGCGTGTATCACCGCTGATCGATACATCTGAGGTTGATGCTAAAGAAGCAAAAAAAGCCTCTGGTTCGCTTAATACGCTTAAAAAAGTATCATCATCGTTCACAGGTTTTACAGGCGCTGTAATGAAAGGTTTAGGTGAAACTACTAAAATAATGCTTGATTCAACAGCAGCATTCAATATGGAACTTGATGATGAGCTCGACTATTTTAGACAAATTCAAAAGAGTTTTGGAGGAATATCAACAGCAGCATATGCAGCCGGCGAAGAAGTAAGCGGATTAGCAGGTCAAGCTTTAAATGCACAGCAACATCTTGGTTTGGTGGGTGCTGCAGGTAAAGATGCAGCTTTAGAAATAGAATCAGGTGCTTTAAAAGGAAAAAATGCACTTTTAGAATTATTTAAAGAACCAGCAGAAGCTGCAAAATTGTTTTCAGCAGTGATGGTTGACGTGGCGTTAGACAATTTAACTGTAGCTCAATCCATAGAGGCACAAGGCGAAGCTGAAATGGAACGTGTAGCCATTATTAGTAAAAGAATGAATATCTCAGCAGATACAATGGGAGATATGTTACGTCGACAATATGCTTTTACTGGTGAGGCATCATCTAAGATATTTGAAGACATTGCTAATGTCTCTGTTGGTTTAGCAAAAACAACAGGCGCTGCTGCTAACGAGCTTAAATCTGACATCTTAGACATTATGAAAGATACCAAACTTTTTGGTGATATCGGTGTTGAATCTGCAGGTCGTATTGCTGTTTCTTTAAATAAACTAGGTATAGACTTTCAAACTTTTAAAAATATGACTAGTTCTTTTATGGATTTTGATAGTGCAGCTGAAAAAATGGGTGATATGTCAGCGCTGTTTGGTATTCAAATTGACGCAATGGAAATGACGTATCTTGCAAACGAAGACCAAGAAGAGTTCTTGTATAGAATGAGAGAAGAAATACTTGACGCAGGTTTAGATGTTGAGAATATGTCTAAAACTAAACAACGAGCATTAACTGATCAGTTAGGTATGGAATCAATTGAACAAATGAGACAATACATGGATACAGGAATTATTCTTGATCAAGAAGAATTAACTGCGTCTACAGGTGCAGCAATGGATGCTGATGGTATGAAAAATGCAATTGAGAATTTTGGCGGTGCTTTTGAAGGTGCGTATCGTGGATCAGCAGAACTTGAAAAATCGTTAAGAAATCAGGCAAGGTATACAGATGAAATAGCAAGAGGGCTTACATCAGTTGTGGAAGAATCCGGAAAACTTCCAGGTACAATGCAGAATATTAAAATTCCAAAGGAAGCATTGGACAACGCATTAATGCTGCTTAGCCTAGATAAAAAGATGGTCAAAGGATTTAGAGAAGATGTAGTACCTGAGATGATGAAAATGGCAGAACTCGCTGCTGGAACAGCAGCATCATTTACTAAGAAAGCGCTGGAAGCAGCAGGTATTGAGGCAATTAGTGCTGAAGGTATTAAAGTTTCTGGCCAAATTGAAACTAAATTAAGTGAAGAAGGAAGGCAAGATGTAGAAAGCGTGAATGCCGCAGTAGTAAAATCATCTGAACAACAAGTTGAGATTCAAAATACACAACAAGAGATAACGGCTAATACACTAAGCATGCAAAGTGATGTTACAAGTTTAATCGGTCAATTAAAAGAAAATCAAAATGTAAATGTAACATTAAGCTTAAACGCAAACAATCTTTCAAGCACAGTCTTTGATATTATACAAGAGAAGAACGGCGGTCTTATTGTTTTCAATCCAGTACAATAGGTAAACATGAATTTAGAAGAAAAAATTAAAGAAGAAATATATGAATATGTTTTAAAGTTTGACTTAAACGAAGACGAGTTAAAGGAAGTAGATACTTATGTTTTAAGCTTACTTAATAACTTTAAAATTATTTTAAACTCACACAGTAAAATTATTAATGACAAAGAAAGTGTTGAGAAGTTAAAAAGTATGATACTAGAAAGTATAAGGAGTTAAAAGTTGTCAAGAGAAACAAGAGAAACTTTAAAAGACTTTCTTACCCAGAAAGGTGTAAACGCTGATTCAATTTCTATTACGCGTGGTGATAAACCTAAAAGTGGTTTAGGCGTTGAACCGTCTACTGGTGAAGAATTATTAGATTTACTTGATGATACTAGTGGTTTACTAGGAGAATACTTAAAATTTATTGTTGATGATTCTTCAAATGAATACAAAATTAAAACAGGTAACGGGTTAGCAACATCTGCAAACCGCGGAGATGAATTACAGCTTGCTGATAGTCAGGGAGCTGAAAATATATTTCTTGAACAAGGTACTATTTTAAAAGCAAAACTTAATGAAAATAGTAATAGCGGTAAATTTGATGACTCTGGTACACCTTTATCTAGTCTAATAGACAAAACAAGTAAAAATTTTAACAATCATGAAAAACTCAAGGATATTGTGGGTCGACCTTTAAGCACATCCGGTCAAACATTAACAAACCCAAATGGTGAACAAAATGATATAGTTCAAGCAACTCAAAAAATGTTTTTAAAAAATAATAGATTTACAAATGTAGGCAATGAAAACAAAACTTCATTTACCAAAAAACCCCAATCAACTAGAGACTTTGAGTCTAAAGAAAAAACGCACAATAGAGGCACACTAAATATACAAGATAAGTTTGGTGAATACGATCAAGAAAACAATATAGTAAGTATTGAAGAACTAAAAAGTCTAGGTGCATCTTTACTTTATAAATCTACGGGTTTTGACAATGGTAGTTCGCCAAGTGAATCTGGTGATATCAAGGATACCAGTGAGGCCATTACCTCACTTGACTTAAACAACAATATAGGTAAATCAGGGTTTAGTAAGATAAGCTTTAACAACCTAAGAAGTAAAAATGCAAAAGGTTTTCCTGAAAACATAGCAGGCGAATCTTTAAGATCAGGTAGAGGTGAGGTAATCGAACAAGATAACGATCCACTTAATCCGCCTAGCAGCATAAGTAGTTTTGGTTCTACTTATAACGATGCATTTCAATTTACTGGGAAATCAATAAAATTACATAAAATTCAAGCAGCAATATCTTTAATTGCTGTTAAAAATATCGCAAGTACTTTTTTTAATAGTTTCATTAATCAATTACGTGAATCAGATAGAATAGACTTAACAAGCGATACTGAATCGTATCTTAGTGAAAATGCAAAAGTTGATATTGGTGTGTATATGTTAGGAAAGTCTAGAAAGCTTGCCTCCATTAAAATAGATAATTTTATAGCAAGCAGTATATTAACAAATACAACTTTTCCTTACGGTGATGCTGTCGATCAAGGACTTCAGGTGATACTTG